ACGACTAGTCCTGCTTCAAAATTAGAAGTTGATGGAGGTGATATTGAGGTAAGTGATTCGCTTAATGGATTAATATTAAAATCACCTGACGGAACAAGATATAGAGTAACAGTTGCAAACGGAGGTACGCTTACAGTATCAGCAGTATAATAAAAAAAAATAAATAACTAATAATTAAAAAACAAAAAAATGGGATACAATAAACCAAATCCATTAAAAGCAATGGAGTCAGCTTTAAAAATGTATAAAGCCGAGAAAAAAGGTGGTATGCATAGAATGGAGTCACCTATGTACGCAGGTCATTCACCTATGGAAATGTCAAGAGAATTAAAAGACATGCCAATAGTAGATATCGAAAAAGGTGATGCTAAAGGTTCACCAGCAATGGCTGCTAAGCCAGATTTTTTAGATTTAGATAAAGATGGTAATACTTCTGAGCCTATGAAAAATGCTGCTAAAGCTAAAGGTTCTCCAGCTAAAAAACAAGGTTACAACGATAGATTAGATGAAAGTTTAGCTAAAGACGGCAAAGAGTCTAGCAAAAAACAATCTATGAAAGATCGTAGAGACGAATCAAAAGGAATGGAAAAATCAAAAGGAAAAGGAGCTTATTCTTCTGATCCAAAAATGAGCTAAACATGGGGCATAAAATTCATAAGCATATGAGTGGTGGAAAATCATCATCATCACCATTGAACCAACAAAGTGCTAGATACAGAGACCAAAGAGGCGGTAGCGTAATGAGTCAAGACTATAGAGACCCTAAAGTTACTGATGCGGAAATAAAAGCTAGAATACTTGCAGAAAGAGAAGAAGCAAAGCTAATGGGCTTGACAGGTCTTAGAGGTGATCGATCAATGCTTGTAGATGAAGATAGTGGAACTATTACTTCACCAACACCAGGCGGATTAGGTGATCGTATAGCTTACATACCTAGCCAAGAATCTTTACCAGGTATTGATCCAGAGATTTATGAACTAGGAAGAGGAGCGGTTAAAGATTCGTTAAGCTATGTTAATAGAGGTATGGGCGGTACGGCAGAAAGACTTTATGGAAAAGATTTAGCGAAAGATCTTAGAATGGCTACATCTCCAGATTCATACGAAGCAACTTTAAGGTCAGCCGTAGAAGAAGGAGGAAAACCTGGTTTTGAAGGTGGTGCTTTTGAAGTAGATCCAGTTTCTGGGAAAAGAGGTTATACTCCAAGAAACCTTCAAGATATACAATTTTCTCAAAGAATAACAGACAAAGAAAGAAGTTCGATACTTAAAGATATAATAAAAAGCAAACTATTTAATAAATAATAAAATGGGAAGAGGATACAGTGGAAATCACCCTCGCTATTCAGGCGAGAAATACGATGCTAAAGAAGCATACAACAAAGATCTAACAGCTTCTGCTAGATTACACTACTTAGAAAACGACAGACATGATCACGATTCACCTCATCACATGAGTGTTAATCAAAGACTTGATGATTCTTTTGGTATGGGACAAAACACAGGTTCTGCTCCATCACCAATGAATAAACATTGTAAAAGTCATTCACCTGTTAATAACAGAGCTGGGAAATTAAGAGAAAAAGCTGCTAAAATATCTAGCAAAACTGAAGGACAAGGCGGTTATGATTACGAAAGTCCTAAAGTACAAAAACTTTTAAGCAAAGCTAGAAAAGTAGACGAAAGAAGTGGAATGAAATCTAGAGATGAAAGATCTGGAGAACTAAGAGGTAGAGAAATGGATGATATGATGGATAATAGACCAGATAGTCCTTTCAATGCTTGTGCTAAAGACGAAGGTGGAAGTGGTTGTATCCAAAAAATGGGTGGAGCATGGAGAGTAATTAGTAATAAAACAGATAAACCTTGGCCAGCAAAATACGGAAGCAAATCAAAAGCTGAAGCTGCTTTAAGAGGTTATCACGCAGGATAATATGGATATACTAGGTAAAATTAGATCAAGTTTTTCAAATAAAAACGGTTTTAAAATAGGTTTTTCAAACAGATCTCCTTTAAACCAGTATAAAAGCACCATGCCAACTAATTTTAATTTACCTAAGTTAAATGCTGACGTTGGTGTTGGACAAAATATAGTTTCTGGCGACAAAGCTTTGAGCGACGCTAATTTACAAGAATCAGAATTTATCGGAAAGTCAATACAAGGTGCTGTTAAAGAAATTAGTGACGCTGTTGTAAAAAAGAAAAAAAATGGAAGCTAAAGGGTTAGGAGATAGTATAGCAAATTTTACTAAAAAAACTGGTATTAATTCAGCAGTGCAAGCAGTGTCTAAAGCAATGGGTAAACCTTGTGGTTGTGCTAAAAGACAACAGATATTAAACGAAAAGTTTCCATATAAAAATTCAAAATAGTATGTTTAGATTAAAAAATAAATTTACTATAGAATCACCATTTAAACAAGATAATACACCTATTTATAATACAAGTCTTGAAGATGGAGTTTTAGGTAAAGCAAATAATAACGGTACAATTTTAGTATCAGATAAAATAACTGATTCAGAAGAAAGACAAAGCGTTATTGATCATGAAAAAGTTCATTTAGATCAAATGAAAAGAGGTGACTTAGATTATGATGATGAAAATGTATACTGGAAAGGTAAAACATATTCTAGAGAAGATATGCAAGAAGGTGCAGAAAACTTACCATGGGAAAAAGAAGCGTATAATAAAACAGATCCATTTAAAAAATATTAATATTTAATATGTCAAAAAAATTTAAAGACACTAAAGTAGGTAAATTTCTATCTAACGCAGCTCCTGGAATTTTAAATACAGTAGGTGATGTATTACCTGATAATGGTGTTATGGGTTTAGTAAAAAATCTTATACATAAAGAACCGGCTTTACCGCCAGAAGATAAAGAAAAAGCTTTATTATTATTGCAGCAAGATATAGTTGAAATGCAAGAAATAAGTAAACGTTGGTCAAGCGACATGACGTCAGATTCTTGGTTAAGTAAAAATACTCGACCAATGACACTTATATTTTTAACTGTGTCTTTAATTATTTTAATAGTTTTAGACAGTGGTAATATAGGTTTTGGAGTTAATGATACTTGGGTAGATTTATTAAAATCTTTGCTTATAACAGTTTATGTAGCTTATTTTGGTTCACGAGGGGTGGAAAAATTCAAAAAAATGGGTAATAATAAATAAGAGTATTATATTAATTAAATCCAATTAAATGAAAAATTTATTATTAAGTGCGTTAATGCTGTTTAGTATTAGCATCCAAAGCCAAGACTTTGGTGACAAATTAAAAGGAGTTTGGTCAAGCGAACAAACAAGTTATTATGTAGTAATATTACACGATAAACAAAAGTATGAGTTTACTAATTTTTCCTTTGAAGAAAATAACGTATTGCAAGAGACTTTTGTAGAAGAAGGTAAAGATTACGTTAAAACAAAAATTCACAATCCTAAAAATAATTGGGAAGTATTTATAACTTACAAGTATGTAAATAAAAATACTTTAACAGCTAAGTTTGAAGGATCTATTAATCAAACGTCTTTTTATAAAAGACACTGGGTTATGACAAATTAAATTAAATAAAATGAACAAAGAAAACAAAATTACTGAAGAAGAGTTAAAAAAAGTAAGAGACTTTCAGTCTAAACTTTTTGAATTAACACAAAAAATAGGTTTGGTAGAAACCCAAAAACACGCTATACTTCATGAAATAGCTGGAGTTAACCAAAACCAAGATAGTGTTAAGAAAGAATTAGAAAATAAATATGGTTCTGTAAGTATAAATTTAGAAGACGGAACTTATACAGAAAACACAAAAAATGAATAATGTAGTTAGAAAAATCAGCATTGGTTCTGATTATAAAAATGACGCAATGCATTATTCTGTAGGTCAACAAGTTTATGGTGGGCATGAAATATCTCATATATTATTAGATGAAAAAGATAATTCATATAACATACATATAAAGAAAAACAACGAGGTATTGCCATGGAAGAAATTTAATTCTAACATGGCTATATCTATAGAATATGATTTAGAATATTAATGAATAGTTTATATGATTTTATTATAGAACCTATAGGTGATAGGTATGATAATAAAAAAACAGTAGGTGGTAAAGATTTAATACTTAATACAAAAATTGAATCTTGGAAATTTGTTAATAGATTAGCAAAAGTTGTAGCAGTGCCAATAGCATTAAAAACCCCTATAAAAAAAGGCGATACTATAGTTGTTCACCAAAATATATTTAGAAGATTTTACAATATGAAAGGTGAGCAAAGCAACAGTAGGTCTTATTTTAAAGATAATATGTATTTTGCTGCTATTGATCAAATATATTTATACAAACACGACACAGAGTGGTTGTCTTTTGGAGATAGATGCTTTGTAATGCCTATTAAAAATTCTAACGATCTAATAAACAGAAAAGAAGATCCTAGTATTGGAGTGCTTAAAATTAGTAATAATAAACTAGAGGCATCTAATATTAAACCAGGAGACACTATAGGTTTTGTTCCAGGTGCTGAATGGGAATTTATTGTAGACGATCAACGTCTTTATTGTATGAAATCAAATGATATTGTAATTAAATATGGAAATCAAGAAAACCAAAAAGAGTATAATCCAAGCTGGGCAAGTAGCAGTTGAAGAATTAATTAAAGTAGCCAAAGAACCTATTGTTGATTCTGATGATGATATATCTGCTGACAGACTTAAAAATGCCGCAGCAACAAAAAAGTTAGCTATATTTGATGCATTTGAAATTTTAAATAGAATACAAGAAGAGGAAGATATAATTGAAGGCAAAGTAGAAAATGAAACCAAAAAACCTAGAGAGTTTAAAGGTTTTGCTGAAGGAAGATCTAAGTAATGTACGAGCAAACTTTATATAAAATACTAGACGATCATATAAAACCTAAGATAATAAAACAATTAAATAGGTATAAAAAATGGGAGTATGGTTATAACGCAGAACATGATATTATTGTTATTTCAAAGACTGGTAAAATAGGTGAAATATACGATATTCAAGGACTTAAAATAGCATTGCCTTTAGAAGAAAACGTTCATAAGTTTAAAGAAAACAAATGGACAGTTTTTGAATATCCTAAAGTTTTAAAGAAAATAAAAACAGTATTCGACTGGAGAGAATATCCAGAGGATTTTAAAGAACAATGGTATGAATATATTAACGAAGAATTTAGAAGGCGTGAAGAAGGTTTCTGGTATATTAATAAGGATAAACCTACTTATATTACTGGTAATCACTACATGTACTTGCAGTGGAGTAAGATTGATGTTGGGCAACCAGACTTTCGAGAGGCAAACCGTCTCTTTTTCATATTCTGGACCGCAGTACACGCCGACGCACGGTGCTATGGTATGTGCTATCTCAAGAATAGACGTTCAGGCTTTTCGTTTATGGCATCCGGAGTTACGGTGGATATGGCGACCATATCAAGCGACTCACGTTTTGGGATATTGTCCAAATCTGGCGCCGACGCTAAGAAGATGTTCACCGATAAGGTTGTACCAATATCCGTTAATTACCCCTTCTTTTTCAAACCGATCCAGGACGGTATGGACCGCCCAAAGACCGAACTCGCGTACAGAGTCCCAGCGTCCAAGTTCACAAGAAGATCGATTGTATCGACCGAGCAAACCGAGGATCTCACCGGGTTGGACACCACAATCGACTGGAAGAACACAGGGGACAATGCCTACGATGGAGAGAAACTCAGGCTCCTCGTCCACGATGAATCGGGCAAATGGGAGCGCCCGAACAACATCCAGAACAACTGGCGTGTTACGAAAACCACCCTTAGATTAGGTAGTAGAATTATCGGTAAGTGTATGATGGGATCAACATCAAATGCTTTAGATAAAGGAGGTGCAAATTTTAAAAAATTATTTTATGACTCAGATGTCACAAAAAGAAATGCAAATGGACAGACACGTTCAGGGCTCTATTCTTTGTTCATTCCTATGGAATGGAATTACGAAGGATACATTGATTCTTACGGCCATCCTGTCTTCGACACACCAAAAGATCTTGTTAAAGGTCCTCACGGAACACCAATCACGACTGGAGTTATTGAGTATTGGCAAAACGAAGTCGATGGTTTAAAACAAGATCAAGATGCTTTAAATGAATTTTATAGACAATTTCCAAGAACTGAAGAACACGCCTTTAGAGATGAGGCTAAATCTTCTTTGTTTAATTTAACTAAAATATATGAACAAATAGATTGGAATGCAGATATAAAAAGATCATCTGTTATAACACAAGGAAGTTTTCAATGGTCAGGAGGTATTAAAGATACTACAGTTATATTTGTACCAAATAAAAATGGAAGATTTTTTATTTCTTGGGTTCCACCTAAAAGATTACAAAACAATGTAATAAATAAGTTAGGCAACAAATATCCTGGAAATGAAACTTTAGGAGCATTTGGTTGTGATAGTTATGATATCTCAGGTACAGTAGACGGTAGAGGTTCTAATGGAGCTTTACATGGTTTAACTAAATTTAGTATGGAAGATGTACCTCCAAATCATTTCTTTTTAGAATATATCGCTCGTCCACAAACAGCTGAGATATTTTTTGAAGATGTGCTTATGGCTTGTATTTTTTATGGTATGCCTATACTTGCAGAAAACAATAAACCTAGATTACTGTATCATTTTAAACGTAGAGGTTATAGAAATTTTGCAATGAATAGACCTGATAAAGTTTATAACAAACTATCTGTTACAGAAAGAGAAATAGGTGGTATACCTAACTCTAGTCAAGATATAATACAAGCGCATGCAGCTGCAATAGAAAGTTATGTTGAAAGTTATGTTGGACTTAGAGATGATAATACATACGGAGATACATATTTCCAAAGAACATTAGAAGACTGGGCTAAATTTAATATAAACAATAGAACAACACATGATGCTTCTATTAGTTCTGGTTTAGCGATTATGGCTTGTAATAAAAATAAATATAGACCTGTTCCTAAAATGATAAGAAAAAATTATGATTTAGGAATAAAAAAATTTGATAATAGTGGGTTATTATCTAAAATTATAGATTAAATGAGAAAAGTATATACTAACGGTAATAGCATTTTTCCTAGCCAAGTGGTTAGCGACGCTGAGAAAGCATCTTGGGAATATGGTGAGCAAGTTGCTCAAGCTATAGAACAAGAATGGTTTAATCAAGGAAGAACAAATGGTAATAGATACCTAACTACATGGAATAATTATAATAGACTTAGATTATATGCTAGAGGTGAACAACCTACTCAAAAATATAAAGACGAATTATCTATTAATGGTGATTTATCTTATCTTAATTTAGACTGGAAACCAGTACCTATTATATCTAAGTTTGTAGATATATTATCAAATGGTATTTCTAATAAAGATTATGATATAAACGCTTTTGCACAAGATCCTGCTTCAATACAAAAAAGAACCAGTTATGCTGAATTACTAGCACAAGATATTTTTGCAAGAGACACAATGAAACAAATAACAGCTCAACTAGGTAAAGAGCTGTATAATACAAACGTACCTGAAGATCAATTACCACAGACTCCAGAAGAGTTAGAGCTTCACATGCAATTAACTTACAAGCAGTCTGTAGAAATAGCAGAAGAAGAAGTTATAAACCAAGTTTTAGATTACAATAAATGGGATTTAACAAGACGTAGAGTAAATTATGATTTAGTTACGTGTGGTATTGGAGCTGTTAAAACAGATTTTAATTTATCTAACGGTATAACAATTGATTACGTAGATCCAGCTTATTTAATATATTCTTACACAGAAGATCCAAACTTCGAAGATATATATTATGTAGGCGAATTAAAAGCGCAAACATTACCAGAAATAGCGAAGCAATTCCCAACACTTGATGACAATACTTTAGAGAGAATACAAGAATATCAAGGCAGTCAAGAAAGTAAGTATGGTTTTGGCCAAGGTGCTTGGGATTCAAATACAATTCCTTTATTATATTTTGAATATAAAACATATAGTAACCAAGTTTTTAAAATAAAAGAAACTGATAGTGGTTTGTTAAAAGCTATAGAAAAACCAGATAGTTTTAATCCACCAGAAAATGATAATTTTGAGAGAGTAGGTAGAACAATAGAGGTTTTATATAGAGGTGTTAAAGTTTTAGGTACAAATATATTATTAAGATGGGAATTATGTCCTAATATGACTAGACCTTTTGCTGACACTACAAAAGTAGAAATGAACTACGCAATATGTGCTCCTAGAATATACAAAGGTCGTATTGATTCTACAGTTGGTAGAATAACTGGTTTTGCAGATATGATTCAAATAACTCATCTTAAACTACAACAAGTAATAGCTAGAATGGTACCAGATGGTGTGTTCTTAGATATGGATGGTTTAGCAGAAGTTGATTTAGGCAATGGAACAAACTACAACCCAGCAGAAGCATTGAATATGTATTTTCAAACAGGTTCTGTTGTAGGTAGATCACTTACTCAAGATGGTGAATTAAATAGAGGTAAAGTACCTGTTCAAGAGTTAACTACAGGATCTGGTCAAGCTAAAATACAAAGTTTAATATCTACGTATAATTATTATTTACAAATGATACGTGATGTAACCGGACTTAATGAAGCTAGAGATGGTAGTACACCAGATAAAAGTACTTTAGTTGGTCTACAAAAGTTAGCAGCACAAGCTTCAAATATAGCTACAAAACATATTAACAACGCTAGTTTATATTTAACATTGAGAATATGTGAAAATATATCTAAAAAAGTTAACGATATGTTAGATTATCCTTTAACTGCTAATGTATTAAAACAAAGTATATCTGTATTTAATACTGAAACATTAAAAGGTTTAGAACAGATTAATTTACATGACTTTGGTATATTCTTAGATCTTGAACCAGATGAAGAAGAAAAAGCAATGTTAGAACAAAACATACAAGTTGCTTTATCAAGTGGTGGTATTGATTTAGAAGATGCCATAGAAATACGTCAAATACGTAATTTAAAGCTTGCTAACCAAATGCTGAAAATGAAACGTAAACGTAAGTTACAACGTGAAAGACAAATGCAAGCTGAAATGTCTCAAAACCAAGCACAAGCAAACGCACAAGCTAGTCAAGCAGCTGCTGAAGCTGAAGTACAAAAACAACAAGCTTTAACGTCTGAAAAAGTAAACTTTGAACAAGCAAAGTCTCAGTTTGAAATACAACGAATGCAAGCAGAGGCTGAAATAAAAAGACAACTAATGTCAGAAGAGTTTAATTATCAAGTTCAATTAGAACAAATGAAAACTCAAAGAGAAACTAAACGTGAACAACAAATAGAAGATCGTAAAGACAAAAGAACAAGAATAGCAGGTACACAACAAAGTGCTATGATATCTCAGAGACAAAATGATTTATTACCTACTGATTTTGAAAAACAAGGACAAATGGAAGATCAGTTTCCAATTGTTTAATTATTAATTATTTAATTATATTATATTATGGCTGAAGAAGCAAAAGAACCTGTAAAACAGGAGGGTGACTTTAAAATAAAGTCAAAACCAAAAAGTAAAAAACCAAAACAACTAACTAAATCTGATAAAGAAGTAGCAAAAATTGATTTATCTAAACCAGAAGCACAAGGCGAAATACAACCCGCTGTTGCTAAAATGGATTTAACTAAAGAACCAGAAAAAGTTGTAGAAAAAAAACCGGTTGTTGAAATTAAAGAAGAAACTTTACCAGAAACTAAAGAAGAATCTTTTACTGAAGTTATTGAAGAAGTAGCTGAAAAAGTTGAAACTACTCCAATACAGAAAAAAGAACCTTTAATTGAAACTCCTAAATTACCAGAAAACATTGAAAAACTGGTTAAGTTTATGGAAGATACAGGCGGTACAGTATCTGATTACGTAGAACTAAATAGAGATTATAGTTCTTTAGATGATAAACAGGTATTACAAGAATATTATAAAAAAACTAAACCACATCTAGACAGTGAAGATATAGGTCTATTATTAGAAGATTATCAATACGATGAAGATTTAGATGAGGCAAAAGATATACGAAGAAAAAAACTAGCTTATAAAGAAGCTGTTGCTCACGCTAAAAATGATCTAGCTAAATTAAAGGATCAATACTATGCTGAGATAAAAAACAGACCTGGAGCTAATCCAGAACAGCAAAAAGCTACAGATTTTTTTAATCGTTACAACAAACAGCAAGAAACTATAAAGCAGTCACAGGAAATTTTCCAAAAACGTACTAATGATTTGTTCGGATCAGAATTCAAAGGTTTTGATTATTCTGTAGGAGACAAAAATTTTAGATACAAGGTAAAAGACCCAAGACGTGTTGCTGAAGCTCAAGGTAATATTGAAAACTTTGTCAATAAATTTATTGATAATAATGGAAATATTTCTGATACAGCTGGTTATCACAAAGCTTTATATGCTGCGATGAATGCGGACAAGCTAGCTTCTCATTTTTATGAGCAAGGTAAAGCAGATGGTGTTAAAACTATCGTTAAACAATCGAAAAATCCGGCTACAGACACACCAAGGCAGGTTGCTACTGGAGATGTTTTTGTGGGTGGAATGAAGGTAAAGTCTATTAGTGGATCTGATTCATCAAAATTGAAAATAAAAAAACGAACATTTAACAATTAAAATTTAGAAAAAATGGCTTTAAACCCACAATTTGGTACTATAATACCAAGTCAACAACAAGAGCTTTTACAATCTAACTATTTACAGTGGACAGATGCTGGAGCTGCTAACTTTGCAGATTTTGCACAGCAGTATTTACCAGAAATCTACGAAGCTGAAGTTGAAAGATATGGTAACAGAACCTTATCTGGATTCTTAAGAATGGTTGGAGCAGAGCTTCCAATGACAAGTGACCAAGTAATCTGGTCTGAACAAAATAGATTACATATTGCATATGATGTACCAGCTGCTAACGTAGTTGCAGGACCTCCAACAGTATTAACACTGCCAGGAACTGTAACAAATGTTGTATCAGCTAGAGCTACAGTAGTTATCTTAGATAACTTTGGTGCTGAAGCAAAATGTTTAGTAGTAGCTTCTACACCTGGTGTAGGTGGTACTATAACAGTTGAACCTTACACGTCTACTTGGGCTGCTGCTGGATTAGTAGGAGATCTTAAAATATTCGTATACGGTTCTGAATATGCTAAAGGATCAGTTACTTTAAACAGTAACGGTGGTGCTTCTACATTAGCGAACAATGAGTACGTAAGTGTTGAGCCTGCTTTCACACAATTTAGTAATAACCCTATCATTATCAGAAACAAATACACAGTAAATGGATCTGATACAGCTCAAATCGGCTGGGTAGAAGTTGCTACTGAAGATGGAACTGGTGGATACCTTTGGTATTTAAAATCTGAATCTGAAACAAGATTAAGATTTGAAGATTACCTAGAAATGATGTGTGTTGAATCAGAAGTTACAGCAGCAGGTTCTGCAGTTGCTTTAGGTGCTTCAGGCGCTATAGGTTCTCAAGGTTTATTTGCAGCTATCGAAGATAGAGGTAATGTACAAGTTGGATTCTCTGCTGCTACAGGTATTGGAGATTTTGATGGTATCCTTAGAAACTTAGATACACAAGGTGCAATTGAAGAAAACATGTTATTCTTAGACAGATCTACGGCTCTTGACTTTGATGATATGCTTGCAGGAATTTCTGCAGGATTCAACGGTGGTACTGCATTTGGATTATTTGAAAACTCAGAAGAAATGGCTTTAAACTTAGGTTTCAGTGGTTTCAGAAGAGGTTCTTATGACTTCTACAAAACTGATTGGAAATACTTAAACGACGCTTCAACGCGTGGTGGTATGACTGGACCTCAGTCTATTGAAGGAGTATTAATTCCTGCAGGAACAACAACTGTTTACGATCAAATTTTAGGAACTAACATCAGAAGACCTTTCTTACACGTAAGATATAGAGCTTCACAAACTGATGATAGAAGAATGAAATCATGGTTAACAGGTTCTGTTGGTGGTGCATTTACTTCAACTCTTGACGCTATGGAAGTTAACTTCCTATCTGAAAGATGTTTAGTAACTCAAGCTGCTAACAACTTTGTATTATTCAAAGGAGTGTAATTACTCAATATTAATAACTATCCCTGTCTTCGGGCAGGGGTAATTATTATTTTTATAAACTATTTAATTATATTATATTATGGCTAAAAAAGCTAAAGCAGAAGAAGTTGTTGAGGTTGCACCTCAAGAAGTTGTAGCAAAACCTACACCTATAAAACCAGTTAAAAAACAAGATGACTGGGAAATAAAAGATAGAACTTATTTACTTAAAGGAAGTAAATCACCTTTAACTTTTACAATACCAAGCAAACACACGTTAAGACACCCAATGTTATGGTTCGATAATAAGAAAAATGAACAGAGAGAACTAAGATATGCTACGAATATGAATAGTCCATTTCGTGATGAACAAAAAGGCGAAGTAACATTAGGACATATTACGTTTGTTGATGGAACATTAAGTGTTCCAAAAGAAAAAACAGCTTTACAAAAGTTGTTATCTATATATCACCCAATGAAAGATCTTAAATATACTGAACACAAACCTGTTAGTATAGCACAAGATGAACTTGAAGATATTGAATGGGAAATCGAAGCATTAAACGTTGCTAGAGATATGGATATTGATTTAGCAGAAGCTATTGTAAGAGTAGAGTATGGTTCAAAAGTAAATAAAATGTCTTCAAAAGAATTAAGAAGAGACTTATTATTACTTGCTAAAAAGAACGCTAGATTGTTTATGTCTCTTGCTGCTGATGAAAATGTGCAGTTAAGAAACTTTGCAATTAATGCGGTAGAACATAACATTATAAGAATATCACCAGACCAAAGATCAATTCATTGGACTAGTAATGATAGAAAATTAATGACTGTTCCATTTGATGAAAACCCTTATTCAGCTATTGCTGCGTGGTTTAAAACAGATGAAGGAGTAGAAGTATTTAAGTCAATAGAAAAAAGACTAAAATAATAATAACAGGGGCGGATTCGTCCGCCTCTTTATTAAAACACAAATATAATGGTAAACGTCAATACAGTATATCAAACGGTATTATTAATCCTTAATCAACAACAAAGAGGTTATATAACTCCTGATGAATTTAATAAAATTGCTACGCAAGCACAGCTTACTATGTTTGAGGCTTATGCTAGTGATTTAAACCAACAATATCGTTTACCGAGTAATGATACAGAGTATTCAGACAGAGTAAAAAATATCGAACAAAAGTTACAATTTTTTCAAAGAAACACTGTGATACCTTACAATGTAGTTAATTCTAATTTTCCTTTATTAGACAACGCTGTACTAGATAATCCTGTTGTAGTAGGTACTACTAATGTATTATATAGATTAGGTTCTGTATTTTATAAAGACACAGACCTTGGACAATACGTTCAACCTAACGAGTTAAGACAATTATTACTTTCCCCTTTAACTCAACCTACAGAAAACTTTCCAATATATACTTACGTAGAAAACGTAGTTAAAGTATATCCTAACACTATAAATGATGATATATCTATATCATATTTAAAAAAGCCTAACAATGTTGTTTGGGGTTTTACGACTAATGCTGTAGGTGCTTTTATATACGCGGTAGGTACTTCAGTTCAATTTGAACTAGACGTTACAGATCAAGATGAATTAATAATGAGAATACTTGCTTACGCAGGTGTTATAATACAAGATCCAACTATCATACAAACAGCTTCACAAGCTGTAGCTACTGTAGATGCAAACGAAAAAAGTTAATAAGATATGGCAATACCAAATGGTGGATTAATCACCGAAACAAATCAACAATATTACGCGGGCGCGCAGGGTTTTACAGTGACAGATATCGCAGGGCAAAGTAACTTTACATTTACATTTAATACTAATTTAATATTAGGTGATCCTAACCCTGCTAATACTGATTATGCTTTAAATAATTTTAAACTATACTCTAGCTCAGATGGTATAAACTATATAGAATATGTATTAGCCTATACTTTAGATAGAAACGTTATTTCTTTAGCAGCTCCATTAGCTCAAAACAAAACACTAGTATGTCAGTTAAAAACAATTGACGGTGGTAGTTTTGGTAATAGAGATGCTTATGGCGTTACTACAGAACAAAACTATGGAAGTTATAGTTATGTTACATTAAAAGACGTAGTAAATAACTTTATAGTTGGTTTTGTTGGAAAAGATAAATTAATACCAGACGCTAAAAGAACTGATATAATATTTCACGCTAAACGTGGTTTACAAGAATTTAGTTATGATACTTTAAAGTCTATTAAATCTCAAGAGCTAAATATACCGCCAAGTTTAAGTGTTATATTACCTCAAGATTATGTTAACTATGTTAGAGTTTCAAGAATAGATGCTTTGGGTGTTAAAAGAATTATATACCCTGCTAACAATTTAACTATTTCTCCTTATGAAAATCCACTACAAGATTCAGTAGGTGCTCCAACTCAAGATAACTTTGGTGAAAACACAGAAGGAACTTCATTAACTGAAATGAAATGGAAAAGAGGTAATAGTAATTTAATAAATGGATTACCATCTTTCGGTCTTTATAATGAAGGATTAGATTGGGCTGGATATAACTGGGGCTTTGGAGGTTACTGGTATTGGGGCTGGGGAGAACAATATGGAATGTCACCACAATACGCTCAATACAACGGTTGGTTTAATATGAATGAAAGAGAAGGTAAAATGTCTTTTTCAAGCAACCTAGTAGGCGGTTTAATAGTGTTAGAGTATGTCTCTGATGGTCTTGCTTATGATTTAGATAGTAGAATACCAAAACTAGCAGAAGATGCTTTATATGCTTATATTTCTCATGCTATAATTTCTACTAGAATTAATCAACCTGAATACATTGTACAAAGATTACGTCAAGAAAAAAGTGCTAAATTAAGAAATGCTAAAATAAGATTATCAAACATTAAACTTGATGAAATAGTTCAAGTAATGAGAGGTAAATCTAAATGGATAAAACGATAACACATGCCACAAATTACTAATACGTTTCTAAAGTCTAAAATGAATAAAGACTTAGATTCTAGAATATTACCAAATGGCGAATATAGAGATGCTAGAAATTTACAAATAAGTAGATCTCAAGGATCAGAAGTAGGAGAATTTGAGAACATATTAGGTAACACGCAGTTAAAAAATTTATATACTGGAGAAGGCGGTAAGTTTATAGGTCAATTTACTAATGATACTACTGCTGATATTTATTTATATAATACTAGTTATGATGGAGAAAGTGTATGCCCTAGAGATACTATAGTGTATTTTAATTCTTTTGGCGCTACTAATGATATAATTGTTTTACAAGATAGTTTAGGTAATGTATTAAACCCACAAACACTAGGATTAGAAGTGGGTATGTTACTTTGGGGTAGTTCATGGGGATTACCAAGTTTACCTTCTGGAATTGACGGTCTTGAATTAGATCCTGTAATAAAAAATATAACAACTACTAATATAGAAATAAACCAACTTTTACCTAGTAGTATGCAGGTGTTAGATAAGATTTATATCAATTATAACAACACTATACATAGATATAATACTTTAAGTAATGAATTAGTTTTATTAGTTAGAGGTGGTTTTTTAAATTTTAATAAAAATAATAGAATAACTGGTATTAATCTTATAGAGGACTTATTGTTTTGGACAGACAATCGTAATCAACCAAGAAAAATAAACATTAGCTTAGCAAATCCTTTAGCTTTGAGTAGTCCTGTTCATTATGTTAATGAAGATCAAATATCTGTTGCTAAATATTATCCTTATGAAACTCCTTTAGTTTTAGATTATAATATAAAATCAATAAGCGCTGGAGCTCAAGCAGCTGCGCCTTTAAAAGGTTATGTATTAACTCTTACTGATACTACGAATATAAAAATAGGTGATATAGCTACTGGTTTTCCTGGTCAAGGAGCTCAAGAATTGTGGAATGTTATAAGTATAAAACCTGGCGTCGATGTTACTATTTATAGTAATTTTAAAGATGGTTCAGCAACAATGACACCTGGTACTTACAATGGATTAACTACTGAGCGAATTAGTTTTAAAAGACCATCTAGTAAAAATTTATCAGAAAGAAAAAATACAAATGGATTCGATACTACGGTTACTTCAGCAGCAGCGTTATATGTTGCTGGAACTGATGTTACAGTATCATACAATTATTACAATCAAGCTACTGATCAAAGTCCTCAACCAACACCACGTGTGGGTGATTTTATAACAAGCATAGATATGGGTATAACTCTTGTTGACGAAGTTTGTATACAACAAATTACCTCAATAAATGCAGCAGGAGTAGGTGGTACTATGGTATTACAGTTTACTAAAGATGTAACAATTGTAGCTCCTGGTGATGATATAACTATATCTGCTAATCCAAATTACGATTCTACATTTGGTGGTGATCCAGATTTAATTGAAGAAAAATTTGTAAGATTTAGTTATAGATTTAAATTTGAAGATAATGAATATTCTTTAGCTGCTCCTTATACTCAAATATGTTTTATACCAAAACACGCCGGCTTATTTGGAGGAGGTCAAAATGAATCTCTTCAAGATATGCAAAATGCGTACGATTCTACAGTAGTAGAATGGTTTACAAATAACATAGATACTGTTTCTTTAAAAATACCGCTACCTGAAACTGGTAATGTAAATAGCTTAGAGGCTTTAAACTCTTTAATAAATGACTATAAAATAACAAATATAGAAATTTTATATAAAGAAAGTGATGCTCTTTCTACTAAAATAATAGAAAGCATCGATATAAACAACGGTACTTTACTTTCGTTCTTTGAAAGTATACCTTCTGATGGCACTGCTAATTCTGAGAACTGGTACTATAATTTTGATTATAAATCTATAAAAGCTTTTAGAACTCTACCAACTTCTGAGCAAAATAGAGTTTATGACAATGTACCTATTAAAGCTTTAGCGCAAGAAGTTACAGCGAATAGAGTTATGTACGGTAATTTTGTACAAAAACATACACCACCTAATAATATTGATTATGAAGTTATAACTGAAAATAAATCGTTAAACTTTGATAATTACGCTCAATATTCTTACCACACTGTAAAACAAAATAGAAATTATCAAGCTGGTTTTGTTTTAAGCGATAGATATGGAAGAGCTTCTAGCGTTGTACTTTCTTCTAATGATGATAATCCAAATATAGCAGGTTCTACTGTGTACGTTCCTTATACTAACTTTAATGAAGTAGACAATCCAATAGATGATGTAACTGTATACAAATGGTTAGGAAATGCTTTAAGATTAAAAGTAAATAATGGTATAACACAAGTACTTAATAATTCTCAAACTGGCGAACCTGGTTTATATAAATCATGGTCAGATACAGAAGTAGATTCAGCAGAAGTTTTAAACGGTGGTACTAATTATGTAGTTGGAGAAGAAATTAGTACAGTTTACAACGCTTCTTTAGTAGGGCAAGGAAGTGGATTAAGATTAAAAATCGAAACTGTCGGTGCTGGCGGGGTTATTGAAGCCGTAAGCGTTATTGATAGAGGACAAGGTTATGTTAATAACCAAGTTGTTGATTATAACTCAGGAAGTGCAGCTGGAGCTGGAGCAACTTTTACAGTAACAGTTAACCCACCAAATGTAACAGGTTGGCAGTCTTATAAAATAGTAGTAAAACAGCAAGAGCAAGAATATTATAATGTTTATTTAGCTGGTTATGTTTCAGGTTATCCTGAAGACACAGCTACTGATTATGGTAGAATAGCTTTTACTGCTTTGTTTGGAGATAATATAAATAAAGTTCCTAGAGACGTACAAGAAATAGGTCCAACAGATACTGAATTTAGTAGTTCAGTCACTTTATTTGGTAGAGTAAATAATCCTAATATAAATAATCAACAAAAAGGTGGGGCTGGTAATTTTTATTATGAAAATAGAGAATACCCTTGGAACTGTCAATATTATCCAGGTAGAGTAAAAGATGAAGTTGTAACAATAGGTCCAATTGGAGCTGGTGGTTTAGAGTTAGCTAATTCTCCTTTTAGTGCAAATACTGGTAATGCTGATAAATTTAATAATGAGGTAGGTAACGCAAAAATACCTTGGGGTGGTACTGGACAAGAGCAAAGTTTTCATAATGTAGAACAAAACCCTTTGTGTGGAGTAATAAAAATTGGAGCAGAAGAAACACAACCAAATTTAACACAACCTGGTTCACCTCAATTAAATACATTAGGCGCTAAAGTCACTGATAATCCTATACCTCCAACTTCACCTCCATCTCCTGAAATAGGATGTATGGTTCCTTTTTTGAGTGTATCGGAAACATCACCTGTAGAAAGTGCATTAGAAATTTTTTATGAATCATCAACTGCTGGTAATTTCATAGACTTAAACAGAGCTGTTATAGCTGATTATGGAGGTGTATCAAAAGTTTCCTCTTCAATTGGTAGTTTTGATGAAAGTGACACGGTTGGCACGGATATTATAACTGCTTTTAGTTTTGAAGATTCAATAGGTAATTCATTACTTTTAGATGGTGTTCCTCTGATAACTCAAGTATTAGATTCAAATGGTAACGATGTTACTGGTATATTTAGTATAACTGAAACAGTACCTACGGTATACGATGATTTTGATTTAGAAACAAATAGTTTGTTTTGGTATGGATCTCCTACGGTTAGCAAGTCTAATCAGTGGTTTATAACTTTTCAAACAACATATATTTCTGGACCAGATACTTTTGTAGACGTATTAACAAACGCTATAACTGTTAATCTAAACAACATAGCTCCAACTATAGGAGGTTTTACTCCTACACAAACTACATCAGCTGATAATGGTGTTCAGCAAGCGTGTGGTAGTAGTACAAGTGGTTATGATACAACTATGACTGGTGTGTTTGGTCAATTTACTAACGCTAAAAATAGTTCAGCAGACGTACCTAATCAAACTCAAGAATTATGCTACACGCTAAGTGTTACAGCTGAACCTGTTGGTTCTACAGCTGTATGGTCTATAGATCAAACCGGTACTTTAAGCTTAACAAGTGGAACTTTAATTAACGGAACTTATACTTTTGAATGCACTGTTACAGACGCTTCTTTATCTTGTGTTTCAAGTGCTGGTAGTTTACCATCAATACCATGTCAATATGATTTAGTATTTGGTACACCTCCAACCAACAAAGCTATATGCTTTGGACCTACATCTCAAATGAACACATTAGACACTTCATGTGGACCATCAACTGGAACTGGTAAACCATTAGAAGTATTCTTTGGAGCAAATCAAAGTATTAATTCTGGAGTTGTAGGTGGAACTGGTAGTGGCACACAGACAATACTAGCTACTATAGACACGGCTTTAGGAAGCCCATCAAATGGATACGGTTTAACGTCTTCAAATAGCACAAACTTGAGATATTACAACGTGCGTCAAGAAGCAAATACTACAGCAGATCCTATATTTCAATGTATTCCACCTATTACTTTTACTACAGGTGCTTTAGACCAAGGTATAATAGCTATTCAAGCTGTATTAACAAAAACAGCTACGGTATCACCTGATAATGAATATAAAACTAATTTTACAATATTATACAGAGCAACTCCAACAGACGCTTGGACACTAGCAACTTGTCTACCAACTTCACCAGCTCAACCCTTAGGTGGAACTGTAGGTAATTTTAATTTACTAGAAGTTGTAGGCGCTGGAGGAGCAACAGCTTCTTTAACTTATTATTTTGAAAATGTCGGTGAATATGCGGTAAGAAATAATGGTGTTTATAGCGTTGGTTGCACGGCTTGTTCTACGTGTGCTGAGTTTACTGTAGATTACTACGACGCTCTGCAAGCACAGCCAGTTGCTGCTCCTTGCGTAGATTGTTTAGGACCACTGTAATAAAAATATAAAATAAGTAATAATAACATATGGCGACTACACTAGAAATATCATACTTTAATTCCTTTTGGCTAAAGAGATTAAAAAACGCTACTCAATATCAAGAAAGATTACCAGATGGTACAATTGATGTTGATGCAGGTGGTGTGACTACTGGTACTCCAGATGTGACTACTGGTGCTGGTTATATCGATTCAAATATTTATGAAGATTGGTTTGTTGAAGAAGCTAGAATAGAAGGTGGTTTTAACAACGCTTCTGTTGATTTTGGCAACAAAGCTTATATAGTAGAAGAAGAAGATAGACAAGAGCGTAGAGAAAGTTCTATTATTTATTCAGGTGTATACAATTCTAAAAATGGCGTTAATAATAGTAATCAATTTCCTATTGGTGAAGATATAACAAGATCTGTTGATCCTGCTTCTGGTAGTATACAAAAATTATTTGCAGAAAATACTAATTTAGTAATATTACAAGAGCGAAAAGTAAATAGAGCGCCAATAGATAAAGATGTTGTGTTTACGCAAGAAGGTCAACCTTTAACAACTAATAGTACTTTAGTGATAGGAACACCTAGCGCTTTTGAAGGTAATTTCGGTATATCTAAAGACCCAAGTTCTTTTGCTGTGTATGGATATTTTAAATATTTTACAGATAGAGACCGTGGAGTAGTTATGCAGTTAGGACCTAATGGACTTACTGAAATATCTAACTTTGGTATGATAGATTATTTTAGAGACAAATTAAACGCTGTGTCTACTGATGCTAATTTAGAGGTAATAGGTGGTTATGATGTATTTCAAAAAAATTATGTTTTAACTATAGGCTCAGAAACATTACATTATGACAATCAAGTAAATGGTTGGGTTAGTTTTCAAGATTATTTACCAGAAATATCCACAAGTTTACAAGGAGAGTATTATACTTTTAAAGCAAACAGTATTTGGAAACATTATAGTAACCCTAAGTTTAATACATTTTATGGTACTACTTATAAATCAGATGTTACATTTGTTTTTAATCCACAACCTACTAGAACAAAAACTTTTAAAACTATAGACTATACAGGTAGTAATGGTTGGGAAGTTGTTTATTCTAATGTAGATTACACTGGTACAGATACAAATCCTCAGGATCCTACTTTAGGAGAAACAGATTTAAACCAAAGTGGTAATAAAATATTTAGTTACGATCAAGGTTACTATGTTGATCCTAATACTGGTATATCTTACAGAGCAGGTTTTGATAGAAAACAAAATAAATATTACGCGCCTATAAAAGCAAATGATGATGTTTTACCTGGGCAAGTTGTAGTTTCAAGTATAAGCAATAACAATAGTAGTCTTAGCGGTATAAAAGGTATGTATTTAACTGTTAAGTTTTCTACTGATGGAGCAGCTTCTGATGAAGATTCTAAACAATTATTTTCTGTAGGCGCTACTTATAACAATAGATAAATTATATGAAATTAAATTCAAGATCATTAACTGAAAGTGACTGGTCGTTGCTTGAAAGTTGGTGGAAAGACTGGGGTTGGCCAGTTTTAAGTAAAGACATATTGCCTGACAACGGAACAGGTGGTATAATGATAGAGCATGATAAAAAACCTATAGCTGCAGGATTTATATACTGGAGTAACTCGGGTATGTGTTGGTTAGACTGGGTGATATCTGATCACAAAGGAAATAAAAGAGCTAGACCTTTAGCGGTAAAACTATTAATAGAAACCGCAGAAGCTATGGTAAAAGCAGCTGGTAAAAAATGCTTAATGTCAATAAGCAGAAGTAACAGTTTGTTAAAAATACATGAAAAATTAGGATGGACTATAGATAAGACACCATCTCACGAAATGATAAAAAGATTAATTTAAAAATAATAATATGGCAGCAGTAACAGCAGTGGTGGCCGGAGTAGGAAAAGCAGTAGGAGGAGCAGTACAAGCCGGTAAAGCGCATAAAGAAATGCGTAGAGCTAGGGGAAGAAAACAAGAGGCAAAATTTCAAATGGAAAGCGCTAGAGCAAATAGAGCAGAAATAACAAATCCTTACGCTGGTGTAACAGACCTGTCAGGATTAGCTAGTGATTTATCTTCACAAATTACTAACCCTTTTAATCAACTAACAGTGTCTACAGCTGCTGCAGAAATGCAAGCTGAAGAAGCTGATATAGCTTTAGCAAATACTTTAGATACATTAGAACAAACTGGAGCTAGCGCTGGTGGCGCAACAGCTTTAGCAATGGCGGCTTTAAAATCTAAAAAAGAAGTATCTGCTAGTATAGGTAAACAAGAAGCAGAAAACTCAAGAATGAGAGCTCAAGGCGAGGCTTCGATGCAACAACAGAAAATTAATGCGGCGCAAAAATATCAAGATGTATTAATAGAACAAGGAGCAAGAGTGCAAGATGCTGAGATTGCTGGTGAAATTTACCAGTATCAAGCTGCAGAAAATAGAACTAATGCAGATATACAAATGTATTCTCAAATGTATCAAGGATTTGCTAACCAACAATCTAAATCATCACTTACTTCAGCGGCTGGATCGGGTGCTATGATCTCAGGTATAGGATCAATAGCTGGTGGTTTACTAGGATCTGACCAATAAAAAAATAAAAAATGAACGAAATAATCAAAGCTCATAACAGTAAAATGAATAGACTTGTTGATGTGTCTCAAGTGAGACGCGCTAACGAGTTAGACTTTTTTACAGATGCTAGTATAAAATATAGAGATTATCTTAATAATCCACTTGCTTTAAACCCTAATGAAAGTAAAAGTCTTCAAGACGTTATAGTTAATACTTTTTTAGCACAAGCTCAAGATAGAGTAGATGGTGTATTAGTAAGACAAACTAGACTGGCTACTGATATTAAAAACATGAGTCAAGAGCAAATAAAAGAAGATAAAGAATATATATCAACTTTTTTTACAAGACTAAATGAGATACAACAATTAGGAGGATATTTGATTGTTGCGGTTGAACCTGTTAAACCTGATAACTTATCTAGTTTTATAGCTAATTATAATAATCTTAATATAAATGGAACTAGTGAAAAGACTAAAGACATGAATATGTTTATGTTAGCTGGATGGGCTGGTTTATTTGATTACTTTAGCGATGTTTATGTAGAAAAAGATTTTACTTTTAGAAAAACAACAAATAAAGAAATAGCTGTATTAACACAGAGAATTTTTATTAGAATTAACGGAGAAACATTTGAAAAATATTTACATAAAAAATCATATATTATAGAAGACTTTTTGTCAGATAGAAATATTTATATTGATGACATGGGCGAAGGTTATTATGTTATTTATGGTGAAGTTGATTCTACACAAACACCAGATGGTGATTTGTTAGATTTATATATAACAGAAGTTCCTGAAAAAATGGATTTATCTTCTACGTTTGATAACGCTGGTATAACTGTAAACGCAACAATACAACCACAATACTTTTTAGGAGGATCAGTACCAACTGCAGACCGTAATAATCCAGATCAAGACACTTCCATAAAAATACCTATGTATAAAGTGGTTAATGATAAATTAAAAAGATCTATAATTAAACCTATCAATACTTCGGCTATAAATTTAACACCAGCTTATAAGTCTGAAATAAACTCTCATGTTGCTGGTTTATTTGCTTTAGCTAGTGGTAATATTTCTGTACTATCTGGTTATACTAATAAAAGATTAGGTATTGATTTACCTTTAGGTATAAATGAAGTAGCAACTAAAGAATTGCAAAAATTATACGAGTCTTTATCTCCAGAAGGTAAAGCAAGCTTTGTAGGTAATAGATACCAGTTTAATACTATATCTAAAAATTCAAATCAAAAAATAAGTTTGATTGACGCACAAAAAGCTTTTGTAACTCAATTAATTATGGATTCTAATTTAGATATAAAACTAGTACAAGAAGATGTACCAGGTGGACCAAGTTTTGTAAAAGAAACTTTGACAGATAAAACTAAGCAAGGTAAAGATTTAATAAAAGCTTTAAATGAAAATGAAATGCCTTTGCCTGATTTTTACAAAAACATGTTAGGTATAACTGAATGGCAGGCTGGACTACCTTTGTATTATCAAAAATTACCAGAAGAAACTACAGATTTACCAACAGAACTTGATGAAAAAACAGCAGCTTTAGTTGCTCAATATTCTTAATATAATTATATGGAAGAAGAAGAAATCACTATAGATGACATTTTCAATAATAATTTATCAATACAAACTAGTGTTGATTCTTTAGAAGAAGAAGATCAAGCTGTTGACTCTAACGCTGTTGATTATTTAGAAGAAGAA